TCGATCAGAACCTCCCAGATGTCATCGGCATCACTTTTGTTACCGCATTTATAAAAAGCTCGGCGTTCTCCGATACCATCTTGAGTAATTATAAAATCACACTTGATGACAGTATTTGAGCTATGTCCGCAAGCAACAACGATACTAGTATTATCGGGCCTGAGTGCCATCATAAGAATGCCATCATCGTTTTCGTAGGTAGCCATAAAAGATTTTTCCAATGCTGCGGCTAAAGACATATTTGTGACAAGGACAGTCTTCCGAACTGCGGCTAGTAGTTGTTCTGCAAATGTATTATCGTTGTTAGTGTTATCCATAATTTATAAGACTACCAGAAATGTATTGACTTGTCAATAGTTCTGGTTTAAATTTTTACTCAAATGAAACATCCATTAGAGGAAGCATACGAAAGTTGCATGATGTCGTACGAGCAATCACGCACAATTCGTTCTATTGGACGGAGAACTTTTGCCCAGCAGTTACGAGAGACTCGCAAGAAGCTAAACATGACTGTTAGGGAACTGGGGGAAAGGATCGGAGTGACTGGCTCACTAATCAACCAGATTGAAGTAAACTCCAAGAGCATCCTTAAAAAAGCACAGGTAGAAAAGATTATTGACCTCTGTTTTGCTTCTTTGAAACCAAAAACCCATACCAATGTTGAAAAGAAAAACGCCGCTTAAAGCCAAGTCTGGTTTCAAGAAACGGGGCGGCAAGTTAAAGTCACTATCTGGATCAAGAAAAGTTAAGAATGCCGACTACGAAAAAGCCAAAGCAGAATACTTTGAAGAAAAAAATTACCAGTGCGAAATCTGCAATGGGCAAGGAACAGACCTTCACCACAAAAAAGGTAGAGGAAAATTCTTGTGTGAGAAGTCAACTTTCATGGCTCTATGCAGAGCCTGTCACAATAAATGCCACCACGAAGTAGGCTGGGCAAGAGAGAATGGATACATAATATATGATTACAAATAAAACATTTGAGCCTCGCGTTATCTGCGAGGGAACTGAAGTAAGCGAGAATCAGTATAAGATTCTTTTCCAGCAGAAGTACAACCAATGCTGGGTTCCAAAGAAAGACATCCGACTTAAAGAAAATCTAGGTGTATTGGATGGACAAAACATTATTCGTATTGTTGTTCCAGAAGAGGTAGCGAATTTCTTGGAACTGCAAGGAATCATGGATTAGTCCTCACCCCAGTCATCTACAGAATACTCTTCATCTTGGGAGTATTCGACTGGCTTTTCTTGCCGCGCCCAAAATCGGTTAGTTGGAACAACCTTATCGTTTCCGATAAATACTAGACCATTGCGGCGAGCCATTTCCAAAGCATAGATTAGGCTGTCACTCAAGTCAGGAGAGTAACCTGTTCTGCTTTTAAGATCATCTTTAGTCTCAATGGCTATCTTCTTGTTCTTTATGGTGTATCGGCGCAAGCAAAGCTCCCTTCCTAAATCAGAAGCCGCATCGACTCCATAGATAACTCGACTCTTAAATGCGTGATAGCAAGAGTAGTAGTACTCTGACACTAACCTATCGTAAACATCCTTACATGGGCGTTTATCAACCTCGGCGGCGAGTCGATCAGTAGGTTTGCCCATAGAGGAGATCAGAGCAATAGAAGCACCTCCAGAGTCAAATCGTAGCCACTCACGAATGATAGCTTGTCCCACCCTTCCACCATCACCAGAAACGTCCATGCCGAACTTAGATGGTTTGACTCCCGCCGCACGGCATAAACTAACAACTTCAGTGCCTAGTTGGATTTCAAATTCAGAAGCGGCGTTGGCAGAAAGCTGAATTACTTTCTGGCTATCCAAATATATGACACGATTACGAGTTCCCCGAATGAATCCTAGCTTGGCAATAGTCAGGACGCACCGATCACCCCCTACAGTAAAAGCAGTATCGAACCCGGCTACCTTGGTAAAACCTTCAGAATCCCAAAGAGGTTCTTCGTTGGTATTGGCATTACGGATCAGATCAGCGGTGAGAATAGTCTGGGCAAATCCAGACTTAGGCCACCAACCAATAGCGTTACGAACATAGTCGATAGCATTCTCGTCTCCGTAACACTGTTTAAGCATGATTTCCTGCTTCTTCCGATCCATTAAGAATGGAAAGGGTGACGGTTCATCAACTGGCGCATCAAAGTTAGGCGAACGCATACCATTGTAGAATAAACAAACGCCAGTACCTGTCTCCCATCTATCCATAGATGGGCTTACAGAATCAAAATTAGATGCGCCACTAGGCATAGCCCAACGAGTGTGAGGATTGTCACCAGCAGATGGGTTTCCAATACCAATGAATGTTATATCATTGTTTGCTGACAAGTTTACTTTTGCTGTAATCGCGCCCAGTTCCATTTCGGGTAACTCATCTAGGGCTAACCTAACCCTATCATTTTTACGACCACGGGTAGTATCAATAGCCTTCTGTCCTTCATTACCAGACTGAAATGCCAGAGCTTTAATGGCATTGCGATAGTCCCTGTCCTCATCATTCGACCCGCCACCCCAAACAATCATGTGGCGATAATCAATGAGCTTGCCAATCTGAACTGCTGCACACTTCCAAAGTTTAGAGATGATACCCCAGATACGATCTTCGGAAGCTCCCAGAGTAGTGGTAGCGACCCAAGAAGAAGTGCAATGCGGAGCAGAACACCAATCAAGGTAAATCCAAAGACCGACTGGGAAACTTTTGCCCATTGAAGCGGCTCCAGCCAAGCAAATATCTGTATTGTTACAAAGTTCTTCAAGAGTCCTTAATAATTGGTTATTGGTATAGCCACGATTGTAGATAGAAACATCACTGGGCCATTGGAGTTTTACGGCGTTGATGAAATGCTCATGCGGAGATAGTAACTTAAAGTCAGAAATATTTATATTATGCTTAATGCAATAGTCTTTGCCATATTCTCCTCTACTAATTGCATAGCAATATAACTCAATGCCAAGGTCATCCATGTTTTCTGGGAACTGAATCCCGTATCTGCGAATACCTTTGTTTGAAGAAAAAACTCTTGACATATCAATAATAAAATATATTTTCCGTGCAAAGGCAAGATGAAACTGAAAAACAAAAATCTCGCACCAGTAGGTGGTTGGTATTTCAAGTATGAGATCAAGCGTGATAAACTCACATTCCCAGCGATTGTTTACGGAAGTACTATGAATAGCCTAATGCAGAATATCCGAAAGGACTATACATCGAACGGAATCGAAGTGCCTACCGATATCGAGCAGATCGTAGAGGATCAGGTCTGCCAGCGTCAACCAAGTAATCGTTGTTGGTATAGTGATGGGATTGGAGACAAGATAGCGCAAGCAATCCACACAGTAGCTGCGGCAACAGATAAAGTTCTTGGAACTAAACTTGAGCATAAAGCTCGCGGATGTTCTTCTTGCAACCGCCGAAGAAATGCCTTGAATTCATTATCGTAAACGATAAAAGTATAATCCTATGCTCTCCATCGGCCAAGACAATTTTTCACTTGCTACCTTAGACCAAGACGGCAAGCCACCAGAAACACGAATCTCTAATGCTTCACACGCATGGAATATAGCTAACAACTTGAGGTTGGCTAATACAGGGCGCGAGAATAAACGATTAAGAATTTACAAAGCATACAAAATGTTCCCTCCTACGGGATACAGCAAGCTCGCAGAGAAGAGACTTCCTTGGCAATCTGATGTTAACTACGGACAACTTGGATTTATTGTAGACAACCAGAAGTCTAGTTACTACGATGTGATTACTGAGCGTCAGGCGTGTTGCACAATCAAAAGTAAATTTGGCAATGAAAAAGAACGACTTGTTAACTCCGAAAACATCTCCACAGCATTTGATCAAGCCCTGCGTGAATGGCCCGGATACCTCTACAACACAGAGCAAGACCTTGAAGAAATGCTTCTGTATGGAAAAGGAATTGGAATGTGGGATAGCCCTATGGGATGGATGCCAGAACACGTCTTCCTCTCCGACCTTCTCTTTCCAGACGACATTAGGATCGACTTCTGCAACCTTGAGGAGTTTGTTCGCCGTGTCCGTCTAACTCCCTACGAACTCTACAAGAAGATTGAGAATCGTGCGGCGGCAGAAGCAATGGGATGGAATGTTGATGCGGCTATTGATGCTATCAGATTCCACCGCGCATTTACAAACCACCGCAAGACCCGTGAAGATTTCTTCCGCACGATCAGCGAGTCAGGATTTAACTGGTCATTGTCGGTAAACCAAAAGATTGATCTTTTTGAAGTCTACTGGAGAGAGTTTGATGGCAAGATCAGCAAAGCAATTATCCTTCAAGACTACCAACCGATTGCTGACTACATCAACTCCAATATAAAAGGAGCAGGTAAAATCAGCGATGATGATATCAGAACCCAGCATGGATTTATGATGCTCAAGGTAGGACTCTATAATTCATGGGATGAGATCATATATATGCTCACGGATTCGGTAGGCAGTGGACTCTTTCAAGATATCAAGAGCCAAGCAGAATCGGCATTCGTTGCTTGCCGTCAGTATGACTTCACAATGAACTCGCTAGTGGATGCCGTTCGACTCAATTCAATGTTGATGATCGAAGGTCAAGGCCCAGACTCAACCAAGATGTTGAAGCAGATGGAATGGTTGCCAATCAGCGTTATGCCAGACGGGGCAAAGTTCATCCAGAACCGATTCCAACTACCAGTAGGGGAAAGCATGAGCTTCATGCAGTTCTTCATGGGAGATATGTATAGGGGTATGGGTCAGTATCGCATCAACGCTCCTACCTCTGGAGGCAAACAACGCACCAAAGGCGAAGCAGAGTTAGATGCGGCTGAATCTGCTAAACTATCTGGAACTCAGATTAGACGATTCAACGAGTGCCAGACTCTTTACTTCAAACAACTCTACAAACGCTTTGTAAGCGCAAAGTCCAGTGATGATGGATATGAGTATGTTAAGAAGTTCTATGAAGTTCTTGAAGAACTTGGGACTCCTAAAGAAGCGGCGGCATATAAGAACATCACCAGCATTCGTTCTAACTTGATCAATGGAGCGGGTAGCCCATCATTCAAACTAATCACAGCAGAGAAACTATTGCAGATTACGGCAATCACTCCAGCAAACGAAGGGCAAGAGAATGCAGTTAAAGACGCAATCGCGGCTCTCTCTGGTAGGGACAATGTAAACCGCTACCGCAATTCAAAACCAACAAAGATAGATGATACGATTCGGGTTATTGGATTTGAGAATGCGGGGATGACTGATACATTTGTTAACCCTGCCAACTTTCCTGTTCTGCCAAATGATCCGCATATTGAACACGTTACTGGTCATCTGCAAGACATGGGAATTCAGATTCAAACAAATATGCAAGCTATCCAAGGAGGTCAGGCAGATGTCAAAGAGCTTGCAAAAGTAATACGTTCCATCCAATTCAAAGGTGGTCATATCATGGCGCACGTTGGATTCATTCAGAAAGACGAATCCAAAAAAGATTTCCTCAAGCAGTTCATGCAAGGGATGCAAGAAGCCCAAGGTGCGGCAGACCAAATCGCTGCGGTTTACCAAGAAATGGCACAAGCCGAAGCTCAACAAGGTCAACCAAGCTCTGAGGAAGAAGTCAAACTTCAATACCTCACCGCCAAATCTGGTATCGAGATCGACACCAAAAAGAAGTTGGCAGACATCTCTGTTGGCAAGGCGGCTATCAGTCACGCTCAACGCACAGAGCAACGCAAGGAACAAGGTATCACTCAACTCGCACTCCAGAAGGCAAAGGCTCGCGCCGAGATTCAAAAGGCAAAAGGCAAGATGAAAGCAGAACAACCAGAGATGGAAGAAACCGAAGAGGTAGAGACTCCAGAGGCAACAGAAGAAGTTGAAATGGAAGTAGAGGAGCCGCCACCAGCAACGCTATGAACGCAAACAATCTTCGTCCAGATAATACAGTAAAAGGAATGGGATTTCTTGGTGCAATTCCAAGACTTGATAATCCCAAAGATTCTTCTACAGAATTGTCTATTGGAATTGATTGGGGAACAGGAGAAAAACTTATCCCTACGATGGTTCCAACGCTTGATGACAATGAATTGAAATATCTTCTTTCTAATCAAGCAGATAAATTAAATTCTGTAAATCCAGATTTAAATAAATCTATTACACGGAAAGCAGTTGAGTTTGCAAAACAAAGAGAATCACAAGGTCTTCCTTTTTTCGCTCAAGAAGATGAAGTTCCTCAAGAAGCTAGGAAAATCAAAAAATCAGTTCTTGGATACCCAATCGTTGAGCCAGACGAGGAGCTACTTCAATGGTTCAAACAGAATCCAGAAACAACAGGAATGCAATGGGGAGTTGGCAAGAACGAATCTCCAAAAGATACTCCGCGTTCTATTGTTCTAAATCCATTTAGCAAATTAAATGAAGATCAAAAAATGGCGGTAGCAAAGAACGAAGCTATCAGACATTTCATTGATGAGAAAAACATCATGCCAAAATTCAATCTAACTCCAGAACAAGAGAAAGCATTTGCTGGAACTCAATATGGAAAGATTGCAGATAAAAACCCGCTCAAGCAAAGCATACTGGCTCGTATTATTACCGGAGATGAATCTGTCGGTAAGATAACGCCAATGCAGCAAAAGTGGGCTGACTGGCTTCAAACACAACTACCAAAAGAATGACAACCGAAAAAGTAAAATCCCTATGCGCGGCAATAACAGCACACGAAGATTGGAACAAACTCCAAGCGTATTTACTTCTTAATGTAAACCCACCAGAAGGAGTAACCACGCTTATCCATGCAATCAAAACTATTGAAGCTATTGGAACAGAAGAACAAGGAGCTTTCAAAAAAACCAAGTCTTCTGCAAGAAATAAAGAACCAAAAGACGGGGCAATTGATCCAGACCTCGATGAAATCTAATTTATGGCAGACAACGACAACACAGCAGAAGTAATCAAGGAACTTAAATCCAAACCTCAAGTTCCGATTAAAGGCAATACATCTGACTTCCTCAAGAAGTTCAGCAAACAACAAGCTGACGAGGGTAAGCCTAGTGCTACCAATGTTGGTGATCCGAATTTAGGAATACCAAAATACAATGAAGAAGAACCACCAGAAGAACGCATCGGAGTTACCGAAGCAGAAATTACCTCTGACCGAACGGGCAAGAAAAAAGGATTTGTTGAGCGACAAATTGAAGAGAACAGGAAACTCAAAGAAGAATTGGAAAAATATAGGAAGGAAGAAGTCCCAAAGTTTGAAACCAAAATCCAAGAACTTGAGCGAATGGTATCCGAGTCAACATCGACAAAAGAAACCAACCACTACCAACAGCAACTCAACAAAGCAAACCAAGACAAGCTGGAAATTGAGCAACACCTATCCGATCAAATCAAGGAACTACGAGGGAAACTGGATTTCCACGATATCACAAGTAATCCTGATTTTAAAAAAACTTACATTGACCCCATTAAAAGCAGTTATGATACTGCGAGGCAGTTGTTATCGAATGATCCAACGCTTCTTTCAACATTCTCCCGTGCTGTCAATGCAAACGCCTCCATGTACAATTCGACATCCGAAGATGATCGTAGAGCAGCAGAGACAGACCGCGACCAAGCGTTTGAAGAAATTACGAACTCGCTATCGCAGTTCAAGCAATACCAATTCGCAGAGCAAGTTAACAGCTTCCTTAAAGCAGCCAACAACCACAACGCGGCCCTCATTAACTTTGAGGAAACCAAGCAAAGCATCTTGCAAAACGCGAAGCAACGCGAGCAAGACGGGCGCAGTAAGTATCTAAACCAGTGGCGCGATGGGTATAAGAATACTCAACTAGAAATTGACAACGCTACTGCCATTCCAGATGCAATAGCTGACTATATGAAGGATAAGGGGATCAAGTATGACTTGTCCCGTGACGATGCTATCGCACTTTCTGCAACACAGCAAAGTAATGATCAGGCATCAGTGGAAGACATGAACCGCTTGATCCATCAAGGCCGAGCGTATCAGAAATTGCAAGCCCAGCTAAAAGCCTACCAAGAGATGGTAAAAGAAAAAGACGATTACATTTCTCAATTAAAAGGATCGTCACGCATAACATCATCTCCAAGTACAACGGATTCCCAGAAGCCAAGAATGAGCATGACTGAGGGACTGGCCGCGAAGATCGCAAGATTCTCGCCGCAAAATCGAGTTACTGCATAGCCCACCATTCCTAGTTCTGGTTCCTAGCGGGGGAGGTAGTTAAGGTTCTACCTCCCCCTAACTTTTTTTTAAAATAATCGCTTGACATAGTTGATTGTTGGTTGCAATGTCTCGTTCAAGAGAAATCCGAAATTATCGTTTACGATAAAATTAGGGATTCAGCTTCACTCTGGCTGGCGAGTTTTCGATCTCGCATGAAAAACGATTTCTGGACAGAAAAAACTCTGGGTTGAGTCCAGCAGAGGAAACCAAGCACTCGCTTGCTATTCCTCTGTGGCATAGTTTAGCAGTGCAAAACTAAACTAAACAAAATAAATTATATCAATGAGCGAACAACTCTACTTCAATAGTTGTGCTGAGATTGACAGTTTCTTCCGCGAGGGCCGCGAATATTTCAACGACCTCTATGTGAAGAAGCTCGTCACTAACTCTGCATACTTCACCCGTTTCGAGGAGCAATCATGGCCCTTGAATCACACAACCGAACAGAAAGCGTTTCGTTTTGGCCGTGGATTCCACGATCCTTGCACCCCTTTCCGTACGATCAACGATACGTATTGCGACACCGATTCTTGCGATAGCAAACCCGAAGTGATTCAACGCCCCGGCACTGAGTCCTATACTTTCGAGTTGCTCCGTAAAGAGATGACTACTGACTGGATTTGCGTAGAGAGCCTTCTCTATCGCCTTTTCCCTGCTGAAGAGATTCTTCAGTTTGAAGAGTCGAATGCTCGTATCACCAAGAATGTTCACGAAGAGTTTCTTCGTAGCAACTACATCGGTGGTGCTGGTCACAAATGGATGGGTATCACTACGGATGACGGAACCTACTGCGGACTGGTCGATGACCAAGCATGGTTCGTTCCCGAACACACCATCAACAACGAAGCTGGCTACGACCTTTGCGCGATTCGCGTTAAGATCGCTCCTGCTGACCTCAACAAGATTGCTTATCTCTCACTTGATATGCTTGACGATGCTCTCGTTGACCTTCAAGACGAAGATGACGCTTTCCGTCTTGATCTACAAGATGCGACTGGTCAGCCTTTGCTCGACATCGTTATCCCTGATCCTCAAGTTGGCCGTGCGCTTTACTTCCAAGCCAAGCGCAACAATGGTTACTGGGATGCAAATACCGACTTCGATGAGCGTCTTACTCGTTTGAAACTCGGCATCAATCGTATCATTGGCGACTACGCCTTCGGTTACGACATCAACTCGGCTCGTTTTAACTCTGACACTGCATTCAATGCTGGTCTTGCTACGTTCAACGAATCTGATCCTGCTACTTGGGCGCGACTCGTTCGCGTTCCTCGCTACATCAAAGTTGTCATTGAGCAAGGATGCGCCTATGTTCCAAACAAAGCGTACCGCAATGCCGACTTCGGTATCTCAGTTGCTATGGTCAACAAAGCCATGTGCAAATGGACAATGCCTTCCTCGACTGGATACGGCGAAGCCCAACAGATGACCCAGAACTACGCTGGTGATTGGGATTGGAAAAATCCTGACTGGGAGTGCAACCGCTGGCGCAAAACTGGCTTCTATCAAGCCCAGTTCCGCTTGGCTGCACAGGTCAAAGACCCAACCATCATGCACACCTTCTTGCATCGTATGCCTAAGAGCAAGAACCTCTACGGTTCCTGCTGCGAAGTGCAGAACTATATCGTTCCTGAGAACAATCAGGATTGCTATAGCTGTGCTGGCGTGGGTGACATCGTTGTGCCTTCCTAAGTTAAACAGGGGAGGGGCGAAAGCCTCTCCCCGCAACCTTAAACAAAATAAAATATATGTCTAATAAAAGACCACTCGCTTATGATCGAGTCAACTTGTTTGGCCCGATTGCCGTTAACCTCCTCGCTACTGGAGATGCTGATCTCTTGGTTTTAAATGACCAAGACACTAAGTTCTTTCCAACTAGCATTGTTTTGGAGACTGCCTACGCTCGCGGAACTACTGCCACCGATCCTATTGTGATCGTTGACAACGGAACCACTGGTGAAAACGTCACCTCCTCACTCACCATCACTGACGCTCTTGATAACCAAGGCCGCTACAATCCTCTTGCGATTGCTGCTAACCCTTATGTTATTACTGGCCCCGGCAAACTCCGTTTGTTGAAATCAACTGTTGGTGCTGGTCAAGCTACAGCAACTCGTTCCCGTACTGCGGGAGTTGCTACAATTGTTACTGCTGCTGTTCATGGCTTTGCCACGGGCGACACAATCACGATTGGCAGCATGACCGACACTACATTCAATGACGTTCAAGCTGAAATCACTGTTACTAGTACAACTGCATTCACCTACGAAAACGCTGGTGCTGATGTTGTTTCTGGTGCTGATACTGCTGGACGTGTTGGCGCACTTTATGTGAACGTCTACATTGTTGGTATCTACTTCTAAACACTAATTTGGGTGGGGGAGTTATATTCTCCCTCACCCTTACCATTTTCTTATTATGGCTTGCTTTACATCTTTACCTTACCACAATAAATTCTATCCACTTCTGATTACAGTTTCGGCGGCGGCTAGTATTACTCCAATTTCTTTCGGTTGCTTTGACGCAGCCAGCGATGCTTCTAGGCTTTATCAATTTTATCTGGCCTTTGCTACAATCGGTGGACTTACCCCAGTAACTGAAAACTGCTTTGTACAAACAACGGAAGACCAGCAACTCTTTGTTTTAAATGAAGCAGTAGATGCCGCTTTAATTGACCGATAATTATCGTTAACGATAACAATCTTATGGCTACTCCAGCACTATCACAACCCTGCTTTGTTGATTTAACTCCAGATCAGCAGAACTTTAATATCTACGAGTCTCTTAAACAGATCGCAGGATTTGATATTCCTGCCTACGATCAGATTGATATTAGTTACTACGGCTCGACTAACAATATTGCCACAGTGCAGTAT